GGAAGCAATTAGAAGTATTTTATGATCAAATAAAAGACAATCCCGTGCCGTCAATTGATAAAGAATTTACAAAAGAAGATATGTGTTCTTTTGGTTTATTTTTAGGTAGTAATCTACGAAAAAATAGAAATCAAAAAATAGATATCCTATTAGATAAATTTTTACAAAACGGTGTAGAGACTGACAAGGAGGGACCTAACGAAATAGAGAAAATAATTCAACGAGCAATTAAATTTTCTGATTTTTCAAAATTACCTAAAAAAAAGATTGATTTTGAAGAAGAGTATGCTCCAATAAAAAGAGTTATTAAAATTATTGAATCTACAATATCAACACACATGGAGGTTGATGGAGTTGATTTAACAGATGATTCTATTGAATGGTAGGTTTATGAGACAGTCCGAACTATATGGTGACATATAGAACTAGCAGAAATGACTAGTCGCTCAAAAGAGTAGTAACAAATTGAGGAAAAACACAATTAGCTGACTTTCTGTACTTGTATCAGCCCTTAGAATGGCTTATGAAGCATCAAGAATCAAATATAAAACTTAAGATTATATATTTGACCTTAGAGATGCCAAAAGAAGCTAAAATAAGGGCTGCAATGTCTTACAAGTTACATAAAGATTATAACATAATTATATCTCCAGAAAAGCTAAGGAGTTTGTTTAGTGGATACATTCTAGACGATAGAGTGTTAAATATAATAAAAAGTGATGATTTTCAAGAGTGGTTACAATTTATTGATGACCATGTAGAATTCCATGACAGGATAAGAAATCCTTATGGTATTTTTAATATTGTAAAAACATATGCTGAAAATAATGGTAAATATACTACTAAAGAAATAGATTGGACGTATGATGATGGCACAGTAAAGAAAAGAACTGTAAAAGACAAGTATATAGCTAATGATCCTAATGAATACGTAATAGTAATGTTAGATCATGTTAGCTTATTACAGCCAGAAAAAGGAGAAACACTCCATCAATCTATATCTAAGTTTAGTAGTGAATATTGTTTACATATGAGAGATGTTTGGAATTATATTCCAGTTGTAGTTCAGCAGCAATCAGCTCATAGTGAACAACAACAATTTACATTAAGAGGAGACACTATTGTTGATAAGTTAAAACCATCAGCAGATGGTTTAGCTGAAAATAAACTTACGTCAAGAGATTGTGATATGATGATAGGGTTATTTTGGCCTCATAGATACAATATTGAAGAACATCATAATTGGAATTTAACAAGAATTGGAAATTATCATAGAGAATTAATTGTATTATTAAATAGAAACGGAAGCTCTAATTTATCATTAGATTTATACATGAATGGAGCTTCAAATTTTTTTAAAGAATTACCACAAGAACCTTCAAATAAGGTTTATAATTATATTGAAATAAATGAACAAAACGAAATTTAATGAGATTAAATCAAATTGATTTTAACAACGCAAAGAAAGAATGGACTTCAGAAAAATTTTTGAGAGAATTCTTTCAAGTAAAAAAAAATGAAAATCCTTTTAATAAATATTATATAAAGGAATTCATTGATACTATATCTAATATTCCACTACGACACGAATACACAATGGTAGGATACGGATCATTACTAAATGAAAAAGATATTCCACGAACATTACCAAGTGGAAAAAACCATCGTTTAGGAATATTAAACGGATATAAAAGAATATTCAATGTAGCAGGTAATGTAAATGATATTGCATACTTAAACGTAGAAAAAGTTCCATATGATCTACAAACATATGTTGCATTAATAGATTTTCCTTATTATGAATTACCTAATATCATTGCAAGAGAAAGTTTGTATGATTTTACAGAAGTAATGATTCAAGAGCAAAATAAAGAAACACAATCATTAATGGTTGTTGGCAATAATTATTTTGTAAACAATTATGCTACTCCGCTATTAAATTACTTACATTTATGCATATCAGGTATAAAAGATTTAGCTGGTAAAGAGGGCGTAGATAATTTTCTTTATACAACATATTGTTATTCACAATATCATGGAGAACAGGTAACTATTAATGAATATTTAAAACATGTTAATTTATTAGATTACATGGTAAGGAGAGAATATATAAGTAGATAAATTTTAAAAAACGTGAAGAATGAATGAGGGGAAAGGTTTAAAATTACCAACAGAAATAGTAAAAGCTACTACAGGAGATCCTAAAATATTGGTATTGTTTGGAAAGCCAAAAAGTGGTAATGTTTGCATTTTACGATAGATTTGACTATCTTTGCATAAAATTTTAATATGCGAAGTAAAGAAATAATAAAAAAGTGTGAGATAGCTGAAAATGAATATTTAACTTCAAACATAAGCTTGAGAGAATTAAGTAAAAAATACTCTTTAAATAGAGGGTTATTAAGCGGATTCTTTCTCGGCAAAGGAATAGATATTTATAGTAGAAAAAGCAAAATCAATAATTATATTTTTCAAAAAATTAATACAGAAGAGAAAGCATATTGGTTAGGTTTTTTGTATGCAGACGGAAGCATATCTTATGATAAAAGTAAAAATATAAATAAAGTAGAATTGGGACTGAAAGAAAGTGATTATGGTCATTTAGAAAAATTTGCTAAATTTTTAAAAAGCGATAAATCTCCTATTTTAAGACCAAAAACAAAATCATGCAGACTTATTTTTTCATGCAAAAATATGTGTGAAGATTTAATAAAATTAGGATGCGTGCCTAACAAATCACTAATATTAAAATTTCCAACAGAAAGACAAGTACCAAATGATTTATTAATTCATTTCATTAGGGGATATTTTGATGGAGATGGCTCTTTATCTTTAAAAAAGAACAGCATATCATTTAGTATGAAAATGTTAGGAACATATGAATTTTTAAATTCATTATTAATAAAATTAAAAATAGATTCAAATATTATAAAAAAAGATAAGAGATGTCAAAACAATACTTATTATGTAAAATTTAAAATTAAAGATGCATTAAAAATTTTAGATAATATGTACAAAAATTCTACTATATTTTTAGATCGTAAAAAGCAATTATATGAAATTGCCGTTCAAAGACGAAAATCTTTGAATAATTAGTGAGCAAATACGGTGAAGGCTGAGATGCTAATACCGTGGTAACTAAATGAATTAAAAATCATTTGGAACCGTAACGCATAGATATTGAAACTAAATAAGAGAAAGCCCTCCGAGCCTATCAGAGTGTGTACAGCTTGAAGACGGGTAGTGAAGCATTTAACAATAACCTAACACGTGAGTTATCTAAGCCGCTAGAGGGAAACTCTTATTTAGAATATAATATATCCAAGAGTGTTCACCACCAAAACAGATAATGCTGAGGGTGAAAATATATGCTGAGCTTACACAAAATGAAGTGTAAGAACTATAGGATAAAAAGCCTATAGGATAACAAAACTGAAGTCAACTTTATTATCAATGTTAAAAGATAATCTTTTAATTGATGTAAATGATGGATCTGATTATATTGATGGATTGAAAATTAAAGCAAACAACTTAGACGAGTTACGTCAAATAAGACAACTTATAATTGATGCGAAAAATCCATATAAATACATTTCATTAGATACTATTACAGATATTGAAGAATTATCTTTAGAACTTGCATTAGATTTATATCGACAAACTCCAATGGGAAGAGCATTTGGATTAGATCCAAAAACTAATGAATATAAATACAAAGATATTAGAACATTACCAAATGGTGGTGGCTATTTGTATATAAGATTAGCATTTGAAAAGATAGTAAATTCTTTCAAAGGTTTATCTGAATATTTAATTTTAGTTGGACATACCAAAGATAAAAATATCAATAAGAATGGAAAGGAATTATCCGAAAATTCTATTGATTTATCTGGAAAGTTAAGTAATATTGTTGCAGCTAAAGCAGATGCTATTGGATATGTATACAGAGAAAAAAATCTAAATATTGTAAGTTTTGAAGGCGGAGAAGATTCTATTGTAGAAGCTAGGCCAAAACATTTAAGAAACCAAAAAATTGTTTTAGGTGAATCAGATGAAAATGGTAACTTAAAAGCCTATTGGGACAGAATATACAAAGATTAAATGAAAATTTTATTTGCAAGTATTGCTATATTTGGATACTTGTTAAACACAAATAACAAAAAAGTATTATCATATATTGTTTGGTTAATATCAAATACATTATGGTCATTTTATAACTTTTATATTAAAGAATATGAAATGGCTGTAATGTTTTTAATATATGATATATTTTGTATTTACGGAATTATTAATAATAATAAAAAATAGTATGTTAAATATTAACGATAACAAATTCGAAGATAAAGGTCAAAAGCCAATTTTTAATAACGGAAAAGCAGGAGTTGCCAGAAATTGTACTGGAAAAATTACAAAACGTGGAGCAGATGATCCAGAAAATTCACCCAAATATAAACTATATTGGACTGATGAAAATGGTGCTGAAGTCAACAAAGGATTGTTTGAATTAAATGAAAAGTCATCAGATGGAGCTAAACAATATTTTGTTAAAGAGATGAAGCACATTATGTCACAATGTGAACAAAACTGGGATCGTGTAGAATGGGATGAAAATAATCTTAACGAAATGTTAGATTATGTAATGAAAAAATGTAAGGATGCATTTGCTGAAAATAAATGGGGAGTAGGAGTTTCATTTGGAACAGTAGATCGTCCTGATAGATTTCTTAAAGTTAATGGATTTTGGGAATACAGGAATGAAAAGAATATTTCCGACGCACAACCATTAACATTATCTAAGAAATCTCAAATACAACCTATTGAACCAACAGAACCTAAAGTAAATAATGATGGTGATTGGGATGTGGAGTCTAAAACAACTGACAAAAACTCAGATGATATGCCATTTTAATTAAATTAATCAAAGCCCCCTTAATTGGGGGTTTTATTTACTAAATATTATAAAATTATAAAAATACTAAATAAAATTAAAAATGAAAAGACCCAGAATACCAAATTACGAAAATGAAGAACAATTTGATTGGGAATATGTATTTGAATTGAATAGATTTATTGAATGGCAGGAGCGGAAAATAAAAATTTGCAAATTACGCATTACTAACGTTAAAGAAATGCCATTTTGTTCTTGCATAGATAAATGTAACTCAAAAAAATCAGAATATTGGTGTAGGTCTAAAAGACCATGTATTCATAGATTAAAATGAGTATTAATATAATTATAAACAATCTTTAAATAAAACGAAATAGTAAAATAAAATATATTAAAAACAATAAATTAATAAATTATGAAAATAAAAGCTATAAAAATGGCTGATTTTGATTCAGTTATTATACACAATGAAACTCCTCATTGTAAAAAACACGGTGCTATGAATAAAGTATCTGAACATGAAAATGGCGGAGGATATTGGAGGTGTATTTCTACCGTATCTAAACATTTTGATAATTGTTGTAGAAGTGGATGTGAGCAAATTTAAATAAATTATAAAATTAACATAATGACACAACAAGAAATTAATGAAAATAATAAATTAATTGCTGAATTTATGGGTGGAAAAATAAAGTCAAATAATTCTAAAATATATCCTGATTTATTTGAATTTCCTATTGATCTACTTAATGAATGTTCAGAATGGCCAACAACTGCTCTTATATATCATAAATCCTGGGATTGGCTTATGCTTGTAGTTGAGGTAATATGGGGTTATATAGGCAATAGAGAATCTATATTTTATTTTGAAAATAATGAATGTAGCATAATTCCAATTACAGATGGTTTTGATAGCAAACAAGACTGTTATGAAGCAGTAATTGAATTCATAAAATGGTACAACAAAAATAAATAATTTATGTATGATTAATATAAATAGTCCAACATTTTCAGAGAAATTGACATTAAATCCAGAAAATATATTAACATTTATATCAGAGTATGATATATTTAGAAATTATATAGGAAAGTTTGAAGTAAATAAAGCGTTTAAATCTCCATTAAGGAAAGGCGATGAAAACCCATCATTTGGTATATTCTTTTCAAAGAAAATGAAAGGTAAGTTATTGTTTAAAGATTTAGGCACTGGTATTTATGGAAGTTGCTTTGATTTTGTGATGCAATATTATGGGCTATCTTTTAAACAATCATTACATAAAATAGTAGTTGATTTTAATATAGAACATAAATTCTTTTTAGATGATAAAATCAATGTAACAAAACAAGCATTTAAACCAAAAATCCATAAAAAATCAGAAATACCTAATGAAATAGATAATTATATACAAGTAAAAATTAGAGATTGGAAAGATCATGACCTTAAATATTGGAACTCATATGGAATAACATTAAAAATACTAAAATATTTCAACGTATTTCCTATTGAATATATATTTCTAAATGACAAGGTCATTAAGGCTGAGGCTTATTCTTATGCTTATTTAGAAAAGAAAGATGGGTTCTATAGATATAAGATATATCAACCATTTTCTAACAAAATGAAGTGGTTAAGTAACTTTATAGAAGGTACATTATCTGGATGGAGTCAATTACCACAAAAGGGAAAAGAATTAATAATTACATCATCATATAAAGATGTAATGACATTATATAGTTTGGGATTTAACTCGGTAGCACCTCAAACAGAAACTTATAATTTTAAAAACCATATAATTCAAGATTTAAAAAATAGATTTGAGATAATATATATATTTTATGATTATGACGAATCAGGAATAAAAGAATCTAATAAAAATGCAGATAATTTTGGATTCATAAAATTATTTACAAATAATAAAAACTATAAAGATCCTAGTGACTATTATAAAAAATATGGAAAAGAAAAAACTTATAAAAGAATTATCAAATAGACAAGATCGTTATGTTTGTTTATTTCGATACAGAGAAGCTATAAAAAAGGACTGGTGCTTTTCAGATATACTTGAAGGTAGAGTGCCAAATAACTTTAAAACTGAAATTTATGTATATAAAAGTAAGATTTTTAATGAAGGAGGCAATCATATTACTTTACTAAATGATAATGATATTAAATATTGGTTATATTTAGTTGAAAAATATTTTGGAGGAATCGTAGGTTATACTATTGACAAAGAAAAGGTTTCAATAAATGTAGATTATAGTAAAATAAAATATCATAAAAACAATGCAGGAACATTAACTGTGCTAACATGTATTAGATATTTATATGAATATCCATACAACGTATTATTACATGATGCATTTAAAGCATTTAAGAAATATAATAAATTTACGCTATTAACATGGTTGCTAATTTTTCATACATCAAGGAGTTTTGGACGTGGACATTCTTTGATAAGCAAAGTAATAGATTATTATGGTGATTCCTATCAAAAAAAAAAATTGATATATAGAAGATTTGATTATAAGATATATAGATTAAGTAAAGAAATTTTTTCTAATAACGAAATCTTTAATAAAATGCCAATTATTGAAAATGATAATTTAATAAAATTTATAAAAAAAGTAATAGATGAAGAAAAAAGTTTTTAGTACAAATCCTTCATATGTCTCATTTATTGAAAATGCAGAAATAGTTGATCTAATAAAAGATTCAGATATTGTGTTGTTTCATGGAGGAGAAGATGTAAGTCCAGAACTATATGGAGAAAATAAACATTCATTTACACATTCGAATACACAAAGAGATAAAACAGATATACATTTATTTAAAAAAGCTGTAGAATTAAATAAATTGATAATTGGTGTGTGCAGAGGAAGTCAACTTTCATGTGTAATGGCAGGCGGAAAATTAGTTCAACACGTTAACAATCATGGACTAGCTGGAACCCACAAGATGAAAACATATGATAATAAAGAATTAGATGTAACCTCTACGCATCATCAAATGATGTATCCGTTTGACGTACCTCATAAAATATTAGGATGGTCTGAAAATTTATCTGATGTATATTTTAAAAACGACATTAATGTATATACAGATATTAAAAGAGAGCCAGAAATTGTATTTTTCCCTGAAATAAAGGCATTAGGAATTCAACCTCATCCTGAATATATGGACAAAGATTGTAAATTTGTCAAGTGGATTAATAAATTAATAAATAGTCTATGATTAATATAATATTAAACACAAAGTTTGCTGAGGCTAATCAAACAGCTTTATATTATTTAAATAAAAACTCTGATGTAAGAAAAATATTTTCTGATTGTCACGCATTTATAACAAATTTTTATTATAAAATGATTTATTTAGAAATTCCGCACAAACATTATAAATTAATAAATCAATCACAATTAAACAAAATTTACAAAAAATATGAAGATATAGGAATATATTGTAAAGTTGGAAAAAGAACTAAGATAGATAAAAATAAAAAATTATTAATATTTGATCTGTTAAAAACAAGACAAAAGTTTAATAATACATACACATTAATTTTAGCTTTTGAGCTTGCAAGATTATTGGTAAAATATCCATTATTAATAAAATATATAAAAGATAATATAGAAAGGTATCCTAAAATGAATATATGGGAAATTTTCTATATAACTATGTATGATAAAGATAGAATTAAATTTAATATTAATTCTTATTTTGATTTGTTTCCAGTAAATAGATTTCTATTTTTAGATATTGATGATATGTTAAATTTTTTAAGAAAAATAAATGGAGGCGCATCAAGAGCAATTGATAACCATTTGCCAAAGACCAATTCATTTAATCATAAGTATTTAAAAAAAGAATTGATAAATGACAAATTAAATAATCAAATAAAAAAAATAGATTTCAAAATATATAAAATTAAACATCAATA